TAATACAAAACCAGTCTCAGGACGTACTACTTTAACACCGTAGAGGGTGTCAGCAGTGTACAGAGTAGACAAGTACTCTTGTTTGTACTGAGTCTGTGAACGAACAGACATCTGCTCAGCCAATACCATTGTATCTTTATGAGCCAAGATAGCTGCTTTAACATCGCCACCAACGCTGTTGTTAGCGTCAGTTTCGATTACTGGGCAGTTGCTTGTTACATAGATATCGATACCATAGAGCTGACCGATCTGACCGTTGTTTACACCACGACCATCAACGAAATCAGAGCTATTGTAACGATCAATGCCCATGATAGCGGCACGTAGTGATGGAGGAACAGCAAAGAAACGACCATCCATTGGAGTATCAGCATCGTCCATGAGCTTGATTAAGGCACGGAAGCCAGCGTCAGTGAATACGTCAGCAGCAACTACAGTGTCTTCAGCGTAAGCTGTGAGACCAGTAGATACGTCGATGTAATAGCTGGTGCTGTGTGTCCAGTCAGAAGCGTCACCGTTACCAAAGGACTTGCCTAATTGGAACAATGTGTCGTCAACTTTCTTAGCCAAGGCATAGCCAGCGTCTTCTGTGTAGAAGCGACGGAGTGATGCCAAAGCCTGAACTTCAACGATGTCCTCAATGAAACGTGAGTACTCGAAGTGCTGGTCAATCGAAACTAATACTTCGGTCTCGGTGTCAGCTTGGATGGTAACTGTTGTGTTAGCAGCTTTAGCAGTTGCTACACCACGAGTTGGTTTAGGAATATGAAGAGTATCACCCTTCTTGCCACGCATCGTCATTTTGTTGACGAGGTTTGCCAATACTAGGTTCTTCTGATATGCAGCGATTACTTCGTCAGACCAAATCTCTGGAATGAACTTGTCTGCTGCTGTTTTGTTAACGATAGATGTACTACCACCGGGATATGCTGCTGTTGCCATTTTATAAATCTCCTAAATTAATAAGTTTAACGAACTCGCCCTTCGGCATAAGCCGCAAGAATTTCATCTTGCAAAGCCATATAACGATTTGGGTCTGTTATTTTCAATTTGATAAGGTCAGCTCTTCGATAGACCTTTCTACTGCTTTCTCCAGTACCGCCAACATCAACCGAAGCTGCCCGTAATGCTGTATCTTGAGCTTTAGCTTGTGTTTCTGCTGCTTGTGTTTTAACTTGTGCAGTCTGAACTGATTTAATCGCCTTGTAGGTGCTTAAAAGTTCATCAGCCGAGTTAAAGTCAAATTCAGCGTCAGCTTTTGTAAACAAATCAACACGAATTGGACTTGCTTTGATCCATTCATGGAATTCAGCGTTTTGCGCTATATCCATGAAGTCGGGATGCTTAGACTGCAGTTTCTGTGCAGTTTGCATTCTCTTTAATTCGAGTGAGGCTTGTTTAGCTTCAAGTACTGCTGGGTGCTGGTCTACTGTTTTTAGAACAGCCTGTCTGGGGTCAGCAAAGAAATCTTCTTCTTGAACTGTTTCAGCCGGCTTGCTTTGCTGTTTAGTTTCGAGTTGTTGCTTGAGGAGCTGATCTGCTAAGCTACGAACCTCATGAACCTCTTGGGCTTGTCTACCAATTAACTTCTCAGCCTCTTGGTGCATCTTTACGATGTCTTCAACTGATTTACCTTTATACTTCTCAGGTAAGTCTTCAGCTTTGGGTTCTTCTGTAGGTGCTGTCGTCGGAATCTCTTCTTGAGGTTGGTCCGCCGGTGTATCTATCTGATCAAAGTTTCCTTCTTGCAGTTCTTCTTTTTCAACAAAATTTGCAGCCATAATAATGCTCCTGTCACAAAGTGATTGTAGGATTTATAAAATAACAAAGGTGCTAATGCAGTATCTTTGTCACGAATTGAGCTTACGCTCTCTTAGGCGTTTTTCTTCACGCTGTCTAGCCCATCTTGCTGTCGCTTGCGGATGATCGCCAGAAACAGGATCGAGACTAATACGGGGTGCAGAAATCTGCCTGTGTGCGTCTTTACCGCACAACCAACAAGGGACTGTGGCTACCTCATAACTAACCAAGTTTTCCTGAAGGTGTCCCTCTTCACAGAGGAATTCATATAACCTACGAGTCATCCTGAGCATCTCCCGATGAGTCTTTTTGCAATGCCTCGTAAGCCTGTTCTGTACTTTCTTTAAGGCTAATCACCCACTGAAGGATGTCTAGCTGTCCCTTACGAAAGAACAAATCTAATTCATTTTGAATTGGAGCGACTTTGTTAACCGCATTGAAGATATTTGTTGTATCTTCGATGAAGTCTTTCCACCCTTGTGTTGTCATTGTGGAAAAACGCTCTTCATAGTACTTTTCTAACTGTTTGTCCATAGTTTTCTCCTGTTTTAGGAACTATGTTGCGTAATTACAACATTACGCTGATATTACCACAGTTTTGTTAAAATGTCAAGCACTTTTTGATTGTTTTTGCAACATTTGTAGCGATGCAATACGCTCGTTGCTCTTAATATCTTCTTCTTTGAGGGCTAATTCAGCAATCTTAGCTCTCTGAGCGAACTCTCCATTGGTGTCTTGACCACGAATGTTCTGGCTTAAACCGCTAATAATCTTCGCTTGCGTCTCTTGAGGCATTAACTGAGCTTCAACCACATCTTTCTGAGCAGAAGCGTTATTTCTAGTAGCTTCGGACTGTAATTTAGCGATTTCAGCCTGTGCTGCAGCGGTTTGGAGCTGCATTTGAGCCTGTTGCATCTGCTGTTGCTCTGGGTTAGGCTGCATCATTTGGTCTAATTGCTGGATCATATCGCCCCTATTTGGTAGGCTAGAACTAGCAATAATGCCTTTTAGGATCATTGGCAATACTGGAGTGTCAGGACCAAGGGTCTGGAGCAATGCGATAAGCTGTTGTTGCTCGTATTCACGGGCAATGATGCCTAAAGTAGCCATTGGGATAAACTTAAAGTCTGCTGCAGGATAACGCTCAGGATCAAACTGCATGAATCTCCACGCTGCCTTACGAATCAATGGCACGAGAAAGTCTTCTTGGAAGTTTGTTAGGGTACGCTTGTACTTCTTGACAATACCAGCGACAGACATCGACATCTGAGCCGCACCATCACGAGTAAACGCTGTTGGTTGACCAGCGGCATCGGTTGTGCCGGTAGCTTGTAGCAACATTCTCTCGAAGTTCTGGCTAATTGCTAGATTACCCGGATCGGTGGAACCGAACTTGAATGGGAATAGGATCTCTGCTGGATTACCGTTGGTAAGGATTGCTTTACCGGGTTTGACTTCAAACTTAGCGCCACGAGGTAGACGAGTAGCGTCCATTGCAATCATTGGAGCCGTTGTCAAGGCAAGGCTGTCTAGGTGACTACGCAACTGAGCGTCGATACCTTTTTGCATATTGTATGCTTTTTCTACTGTGCCACGTCCGTAGAAGCGATTTGGAACTGTATCATCCTGATAGGCTACGACAGGACGATCCTTCATCATATAAGGCGTTTTCTCTGCTTTAAGGAGGAGGTCGCCATTAGCAATAACAACGATGGCTTCGACGAGGTCGCTATACTGATCCGCAGTGCTATCCTCCGGAAATAAGTCAACAACTTCTTCACCTTCTTTGTTCTCCAATTGTTCAATGTATTCACGAGGTACTAATCCATAATATTTCAAGAGTACTACTTTGTCATCGGTATACTGGATTTCTTCTTGTGTTGGCTCTAGGTCATCATCTTGTCCGTAAGGTTGAATATCGACTTTACGATAGATACCCTTTTCCATTCCAGCTACAACTTGGTGGATAGAGACATAAGACTCAATTGCGACTCCCATTGCATCTTCAATGGTGGTGGCGTTAGGATCAATTAAGAAGTTCTTAGGATTGATAGGATTTAACTTAATGCAAGTATATTCCTTCTCCATCACTCCATAGGCTGCTGTACCGTCCTCCATTGGCATGGTCTGAGGATACATCTGTGTTTTCTTAGAAACAGATAACTCACCGATACCAGTACCATAAATCTCAGCCATTAACTCAACATGAGTAATAGCCTTCCTGATGTTCTCTTTCTCTAGGTCTTCTTTGAGCTGGAGTTTAATTGCTTCCACATCGAAGCGTTGGTCGTCCACAAGGTCATCAGTGATGTCAAACCATTCTCCATTTCCGAATATAGCTTCGCATATCTCTGCGTGTCTTGTTTCCACAGCTTGCTGAGTCGCTGGGGAGATAATACGGCTGCGCTCAGATTCTCTAGTACGGTCTTCTGCAGCCCACTTGCCTCTAAATATTCTTTCATATTCTTTCCATTCTACCAAATAATTATCATCACGATGATCACGCCAGCGGTCACAGTGACTTACAACGAACTCAACAATCTCTTTGTCTGATTCGGTTGGTTTGTCAAACTCGTTTTGTGAGAGTTCTTCTTTTT